GGATTGGTAACTATTATGGTTACGAGCGAGGTAAGACAGAGATGTATCAGACCTTGAAGAATCTAGATGCAAAGAGTAGAGAGTTCTTCTCTACTGTATCCAAGAAATAAACTAAAGGCGGGGGCGTTATGCCTCCGCCTTTTTTTCTTTCTCTCGTGCAGCCATGTTAGTTATCCAATATAATTTATAGAACTCTTCATCAAATGCAAATCGTTTCATGTGTTGAACTGTTGCTCCAGTGTGGGCATACAATGGTATGCCAGCTTCCTTCATTAACATGAAGAACTGAATGTCTTCTGATATAAATTGTTTATCTTCGCCACTAGAGGTCTCCATAAATAATGGTCTATCACCATGAAACTTACGCATCTTGTCAGCCACTGATCTGTGCATAAGAAAAAATCCATAGCCAGAGTAATCAACTTTGACTATGGCATTAGGTTCAAGTGGATGAGTGTATGACATCACATACTTATCAGTCTCGTGTGCTATAAACAAAGCAGGGTATGGTTCCATAAGTGCCTGCTCGTTTTGTTTTGATATGAAGTATGTGCCAGTAACTGCTGGTCTTTCTTTAGCGTCAGCAATTGACCAGAGTTTAGTAGCAGCATCGTTCGTAAGAACGATGTCTGAATCTACCCACAAGATCCATTCGATGTCTGTCTTCTTATGCCATGTATCAAATGCAGTTTGTCTTTGCCTACCTATCTGATTACCCTGCACACGTTGAGCTGACGTAATGGGCAAACCGCTGGTTAGAATTGTGTATACAATTCCTTGAGTAAACTTGCCATCAGTTGTGCCATTGTCACACCAAGTAATCATGATTCTATCTTTAGTTTTTGACATGGTCACCGCCCCATCCTTATTTCTTTTTCTTCCTTGCTACTGCTGCGTTATCAATTAAGTTTGGGTATGGTCTACCTGCTGCCTTGGCACGAGCACGTGCCTCAGCTTTCTGTTCAGGTGTTAATGGTGTTGATGTTTTCTTTGGATTAGTTGTTTTCCAAAATGGTTTCTTCTTCATTAGTACGGTGTCATCCCTCCGAGTTTGTCTGCGATATCTCTTATACCTTTAGCAACCAATTGTTCCACACGTTGAGGTGAGATATCCCAAGCCTCGGCTATGTCCACAAGTGGCATGTCGTTTACAAATCTAGATGTCAGTATGCCTTGCATTCTGGGATCTAGTTTCTTCATTGCTCTATCTACATCTGCAATCATTGCTGCCAGATTGTTACCCTCATTAGCTGGCTTCTTAGCCTTGACCCCATGTACATCTGGATCGAAGACTTGGTTAGCCAAGTATGATTCGTTAGTGCCAGCAACTTTAATTAGATTCTCAATTAGATCTAGACGATAGAAGTATTCATCACCTAGTTCATAACCAAGAGTGCGAGCCTTTTCTTTGCGAGCGTATCGCTCGCCAGCTCTACGCATGAATGTACTGAATGCTTTCTGTCCTTGTTTAATATCAATAGGATCTTCACGAATTAAATACTCAGCAACTTTATCTCTGCGTTTCCACGCATACTCATTCATTGCCTGTCTTATATCTTCAAGCTCCACAAATCTATGGTAACGCTTGGATAAACTCCAAGCCAGAGATACATTAATCTCATTAACCTCATCCCATATTGGATGATTACGATCTAATTCAGCCACGGTCTTTAAGCAAGTAAGCATGTGCTGCCATTACCATATCTGGATCATCATTAAGTAAACCTAACACTCTATTGTGAGGCGAACACAACAGACCCCGCACCTTGCCAGTTTGGTGATCATGATCAATATCAAGAGCACGATTCGTATATGATTTTCCACAGATATAACATCCGCCGTTTTGTTCTTCAAGCATACGATTATAATCATCAACACTTATTCCATAAGAACGGATCCTTGAGATCCGTTGCTCTTCGTAAGTCTTATTCCGATTTCTTGGCATGCTTAGCCCATACTCCACGCTGAACCATCAATGCAATGATTGCGTAGTTTGCAATATCAACAAACGAATCTTCTAATGATTCGTTATTAGGTTTAACATTCTTGTATATCAGATTCTTTAATCGCTCTAACTTATCTGACATACGAACCATTAACCCATTGGTTGCACCGCCAGGTGCATTCCAGATATTGAATGGACCATAATCAATTTGTTTCTTTACAAGAACTGCCAGCAACTCATCATATATTTTCTGAGCATCCTCTTCAAACTCAAGGATTAGCTGGTCGGATTTTTCAGTCGCCAACGGAGCACCTTTCTAGTTAATTGCATTGACTAGGTCAGTCAATACTTGTGCTCCTTGTGTGCAAATTATACTATTAACATCGCTGTCAGGTGGTAGCGACACACGTACGGCTTGAGGTATTGCATCTTGTAATCTTCTAGCTAATTCCTGACCAGGATTTGAACCATCCTCTTTAGCATCGTTATCAGTACAGATTAATACTGTACCTATCCCATCAAAGCAACGAGCAAAGTGAGGCTTCCAAGCGTTAACTCCTGCAACAGCGACAGCAGGATGACCAACAAGTGTTGCACTGATTGCATCTATTTCTCCCTCTACTATTAGAACTTTATTGATAGCACTTAGTATTGCGTCAACATTATATAGGTGGTGCTTCTGACCAGTAGGTATCATGTACTTAGGATCTCCACCATCAATGCGACGGAACTTAAACCCTACTACACCAGCCTCGGTTATATAGGGAATAGACAAGTGATTCTTGATTCTATCCTCATGCCCAGGTGCTACCTCTGATACATATCCAAGCATGAACCGACTAGCACCTTCAAGAATCCCACGCTCTTTTAGATACGCCTCTGCTGGTGAACCAGCAAGAGCCTCATGGTATTGCTTGGCTGCCCTAGTCCAGAGTTCAATTAGCTTTGGATTAGTTCTCATCCCACTCCTGCTTTGCCCACAAAGTAAAGTTAATATAAATAAATAGTAGATCTAATCTTAATACTCTTGCATCCACATATTCAATTAGATCTAATGAATCTAAATCCTCATAAAGAGATGTCATTGTATGGTATTCAATACCAATACCCCAACAATAAATGCGGTTGAACCCTGCATGTAAAGTAAATCTTCCCATTATTTCTTCTCCTGCCTATGCATTATGAATGGAGGTGCGCTGTACACATCATTCTTCGTTGCTATCTGCAACGCCTTACGCCAAGTTGCGCCTTGTTGTACAGCACCAACTGCATAAGAAGATCCCGAACCTATCCCATATACTCCATCATCACGTAGGAATACCGAGAATGTATCATCTATTTCATAGATGATTCCATTAACTGCAATTAAAAATAAAAATTCATAATCTTCTGACTTGTCATCTGCAACCCAACCATTCGCCTTCAAAGCCTCACGCATACTTGGAACTACATCCGTAATCATAAAATGATATTGATCTTTAATTGAAGGTGGTAGTGCTGGTGGTCTCCAGATATGTTGGATCGTATCACATGGCATAGTCGTCCCAGCTCCCGCAATTAAATACTTACCACGCTTGGTAATCTTTGTAATAATAGGATGAGAGTATGGTCTGCCCTTCTCTGTAGTTGTACGAGAGTCGGCTGCAATAATGCAATGATCATTCTTTTGTATACCAATAATAGTTGTCATTACTTTCGCAATCTTGGTGGTGTCCACCTACCATTTGTCCGTCGCCTGCCACGTATAGGCGTGGCAAACTCTTTACTCTTTTCTGATCCTATGTTTTTTTCTGCCCACTTACGAGCCTCTGAGTATGTTAGCTTCTCACGAGCCATGACTATCTGTATACCAGAGCCACTGCCATGACAGGCATAACATACCCAGACGCCCTTCTCTGAATTAACTGAAGCAGACTTGCGTGAATCATCATGCACAGGGCAGAGAATAGACTTCTCACCTTGTGGCAAGGTTAAACCATAATGATTAAAGACTGCTTCAAGAAATTCAGGCTGATTCATTTAATACCAATTCCTTTCTTGATGGAACTCCCATGCCTTGCACCAAGTTCCGTACCGATGAAGCACATACTTGTGTGCTTCTGATGTTTGTTTTAGTATGGACCAGTTTGGTTTTGCCCAGAGTAACTGCCATACTCCACGAGCACCACTCGATTTGTTGTACGAGTTGATGTTGTAACGGCTCTCTTTGTACGCAATCTTCTTCGCACAAGCAGCCTCTCGTTTGTCTGTTGTTACCGTGCTTATCGCCAACTCCAAAGCTTCCTCCTTGTTTAAGGTAGGAAGTATTTTCTCTATCGTCATGATAGGAGATTGGGCTGACACTGGTGTTGATATTACTATCAACATTGTTAATACGGTCATTACTGTCAACCGCATAGTTACCTCTTTTCAGTTGATAACTAACTGTCACCTTGTTATCTATGTCCATTGTAACCTGCCTGTTTAAGCAGATCGACCCAGAGTTGCGCTGGCATTACTGCATACGACTCTGAGACATTTGTAGTGCCACGCTTTTTTATTAGCACCACTCCAGTCTCGGCATCTGCATGAGTCATTTCATTGTCTAACTCTTTCAGATACCCAGAAAGATCTATCTTCTTTTCATTCTTACATTCTACTACAACACCATCTATGCCATCAATATCACCAACATCATCATGGCGACCAGCACCATAAGCTCGCTCAGCACAATAAAATCCATTAGAGACTAGCCACTTGGCTACGTCTCTTTCGTATTGAGAACCTTTACGTTTACTTGGTGTTGACATAATGATTTACCAATATCTGTTTAACTTCTATGCCACGTTTTTTTCTAATTCTCATTCGTTCTCTAGGAGAAGTGCCACCCCATATACCGTATGACTCATGAGCAAGACCCCACTCTAAACACTCTTTCATTACTGGACACTCCTTACATATCTGTTTAGCTTTCCGTTCTTCACTACTAGTAGCACTGGTGTGATCTTGGAAGAAAAACTCTAAACCAATTTCTTTACAAGTTGCATTAGTGAAGTCTGGATATTTCATTGACTAGTACCTCAATCGGTTGTAATTGATTAGCGTCCATTACTAATCGAGTGCCGTAACCATAGTCATGTAAGTAATGATTAGCAAGAAAATTTTCTCGTGTTGTCCAACCAATAACATCAAATAAACTATCCACATGTGGAAGTTGTTTATCCCCAGAAAACTTTACAAGTACAGCCAGATTAGATACAAATAACTCTGGTGCATTAAATATTAATTGCGGTAGTGTTGACGTCTTAACCTGTATAGATCTTCCCAATACCGTCTGGAGGTCGTGTCCGTTATCACCGCTAGGCGTAACCGTATCATCCGTCGGTAACCCAAGGAACCTAGCACATGCCACCTCACCCAAGCGACCCATAAGATTAACGGAATACGAGGAATTATTTTTATCAAACTTACGATCCGTAACATCATACTCCTTCTTATTCTTTCTTACCCTGTGGATAAACCTAAGTGAATCCATGATCTCATCTTCAGTTAATTCTATTACTGCCATTGTCGCACTACTCTTGCTCTATTTAATTCTGCTGGTGAGTTATATAAACTCATATGACTTGGCTCAACAGATAAAGTAATATAATTCTCGGCTGTCGGATCTGCCTTACCATGGCGATTCTTTACAACAGCAACCCTGTATACATTGGCTATACCATCTAACGCTACGCTCAGCACCAGTTCAGGTAAGGCTGAGACCTTACCCATTAAAGCTTTACGTGGGGCTGGGTAGTTAGGCTTAGACATCTTTTCATTTTCAGATACATGGTGTAGAACTATGAACGCAGATTCATATTCTCTAGCCATGTAATGGAATGCAGACATTGCATCACGCAATGCTGTCCACTCATTGTCGCTGACTGCAGCGACATTCATTAAGTTATCAATATAGATTGCTGATGGTGGAGCACCGTGCAATTCAATCCAAGCTTCAATCTCTTCTTCAATATCTTGTAAAGAAGGAGACGGATCAAAACTAAAACGAATATGTCCAGCACCATCAGCCAGTGCATCTTCTAGGAGGACAGATGCTTCCGAGTCCATCATTCTTTCCACATCAGTCACTGGTCTATCCATAAGGATTGCACCTGCACGAAGGGCAATCGTTCGAGAATCAGAGTCTGCTGAAAAGTATAAGGCTGGAGTCTTAGATGTAACTGCGTACCATAAAGCAAGCATGGTTTTACCACCACCTGGTTGTGCTGCAACCAAGTGTAATTGTGCCTGACGGAATACAACTTGATTGCTAGTGAGTTGAGGTAGAACTTCAGGAAGGGCATGCCCTGCTGGAGATTCCACTCCTACTACTTGCAATAAGGTACGCATGGATTACTTAGTCCAGATTGTTTCGGCTTCTACTGCACCTACTGTAAATGGCTTTGGTCCTTTAACAGGATCAAACCAACCTACATACGCCTTGCCCGCCTTGCTAGTACCCTTCTTCTTGGCATACTTGCCACGACCATCTGGTAGATCAGGAGCATCTGGGTGTCCATATGTCCATTCATTACCATACTTATCTTTAACAACCTCGATAGAGGTTGGTCCAGAACTAACTACTGTTGGATTTAATCCAGCATTAGTTAGTGCTTGTACGGTTTTATCCATTGATGTCATACCGCCACGACCACCAAGTGCAGTCTGTAGTTCGGTTGCTGCTTTGATTGCCTCAATAGCAGCAGTCATGTTGGTAGCAAACTCAGCAGCACTATCACCTCGGACAGTGAATAGGTCTGTGCTGTTTAGCTTACCTGTATATGAGAACTTAGATTCAGTCATCTAGTTCGTCCTTTCTTTCCCTTTGTTGTTGGTATTTGCAATGGGAAATCTTTACTACCCATCGCTGGGCATTTATCTTGGAACGAACACATACGGCATGAATCACCTACGGATGGTGGAAACCATCCGTTCAATACCGAATGGTTCATTGCACCAAATACATAATCAAAATAATCTATTGTCAGGTGTGACAGATCTATTAGATCGTCAAGCGAACCTGTTCTTGTCATAAAGAATGCGCCCCATTTAGGGCGAACACCCAAAGCTCTTTCAATACCAGAGGCATACAAGCCTGCTTGGATCATACCAAATGGTGTCCTAGAACCTGTCTTGTAATCAACGATTACCAAGTCTTCCCCCGCTTGGTAGATCGCATCTACAATAAAGCGAACTGGTGTTCCCCCGAAGTGAACATCTGCTTCCCATTCAATTCCAGGACGACCATCTGGCATAGTAGCAATTTTCCAACCAGAAGACTCGTACCATTTCTGGTACGCCTCTACCTGCTTGAGTCCATCGCTTTGCCAAAACGATAGATCTTCTCCGTCTGGACGTAAGGTGGTCTTACGCCCAGCCGTCTTCCACTCTGTCGAGGGAATCCCAGACTTGTCTTCGACTTCCTTGACGGCATCATTAAATACCTCAAGCCACTTCTGTGTCAAATCAATTGAGGTCATCATCACCTCTTATGTATTCAGGGTTGTCCGCAGGGGTGGGTGCAGTCATTGGCGAACCACAGTTCGCACAGAAGGAATCAAGAAACCACATGATAAGTTCATAGTTTTGAAATATTGCACGTATGACCTGTATGTTTGAGCCACAGTTAATACACTCGTTGCTTGGTATACCACGTTGATCAATTGTCAAGTTGCTTCTTGTAAAACTCATGGTTGAGCCATTCCAGCATGGAGTGGACAGCAGAACCAGCAGCAAGATATACCGCAGGTTTCTCTGGAACCATAGCTACTTTGCTAAGATAGTATTTTTGTGGACAAGATTGCCAAGTAGATAACTGGCTATAAGATCTATGAGGGGGAAGTTCGTTCATTACCGAATAATAATCTAACCAACTGACAATCTCTGGTAACGACACACTTGTAGTTTTAACCAATAATCTGATAAGGTTAAAGGGTGGTGGGTGGGAAAGGCTCGCTTAAGGCGAGCCGTGAAAAAGAATAGGAAATAAAAAAAGAGGGGGATCAATTAAGATCCCCCTCTCTTCTTAGCCCTACCATTCTGGTGGAGCAACTGCGAGCGCATCTAGCGTGGCTATATTGATGCACCCGACTGCTGGGATGTTAAGGCGACGCTGCAACCCTTTTAACATTTCCTGTAGGGGAGCATCAAGCACATCATCGCCAGCAACGTTAAGAGCTATACGAACTTTCGTAACTAGCTCACTTCTTTCATCTGGTCCAACAAGTGTTAATAATTTATTTGTATCCATTAAGAAATAATTTGTTCAGTGTCAATAGTCTGCAACTGAAGAGTTACTATTCCTCCGAACCCGCTCGCAAAAGTGGGAGGTGCAACTTGCTCAAATTGAATAGCACGGATAACACAGATTCTTTCTTCTC